GAATAACAGCACCAGAGATGATGTTGTTTCCGTACATGAGTGAACCAGCAACGGGTTCACGAATGCCGTCGATGTCCACAGGGGGAGCACCGATGAATGCGATGATGAAACAAGTCGTAGCAGCAAGTAGGCAAGGAATCATCAGGACTCCAAACCAACCGACATAAAGACGATTATCGGTTGAAGTGACCCAATTGCAGAATTGTTCCCAAGTATTTGATTGTCTTTGTTGTGAAATTGTAGCAGTCATTTTTTTTAAACAGATAGTAAGACCATCAGGGAAATGGTGGAGATACTATGCTCCCCGCACCCTTAGCGGGGATATGAGAGACGTAATTTATACACCCATAGGTCTCGGTTAACGGGTGTGTGACAATGTTAGAGAATGTTTGAATTCCGTAACATTTGTTTACCTATTTATCATACTACGGGTTCCCGTCCGTGTCAACCCCCCAAATGAGGACATTCTCCTAAATACTTTTAGTGTTTAATCACAGGAAAAATGAAAAGACTTCTATTGGCCTTTTCGTTATTCTTTACTACTCCTGCTTTTGCTGGCGAAATTACACATAAAATAGTTGACTCCGTACAATTAGGCGTTCAGGGTGCAGCGGTACAATCAGAAAGAGTAGGTGGTTCCTACTCAGTATCAGGCACAAATATTAATGTCACAACTCTTGGTGGAGTTGGTGGTGCTGGCTCTTATTCCATTGATACGAATGGTGCAGCATTTAGTTTCTCTGAATCATCAATTACTGCTGATACAATTGTCACCACTCAGTCGGCAGCTTCTGGAACAATTGCTGCTCCCAACCTTTATAGCAACTCTACTACTCAGTTAGGTGGAGACAAAGGTTCTCTTGCTGGAACAATCAGTGTCACTGGTGCTCCTACTGTCACTGCTGGCGGTTCTGGAACTACTGCAACTGCTCAAAGAACCGTTGAGTTGAGCGTATTCAAGTGAAACATATAACTCCCGTTTTGCTTTTGGCAACGGGAGTCATTTGTACTCCCGTCTATGCCGAACAAGTTGTTCCTAACTTTACTAGAGGGGCTATTACTTCAACAACAGAAACAACAACCAAAGTTATAGAAAGCATTCGTCAGATTGATTACACAACTGGCACATCATACACTGTGACTGGAACTAATATCAACATTCCTGGAACTCCTGCTCCAGGAATGAGTTACAGTATTATGAATCAAGGTGCTCCATTCCAGTTCAGTGAAACCTATCTCGGGCCTGGAGTGGCAAAAGAAACATGGATAGATCGAACTACCGAACAAAAATCTACCACAAACTCAGTGTCTGTCTTTACGCAGTAGGAACACTATTTTATGGGACACTATCCTACGCTCAACAGGCTCCTAGTAATACTAATATTGCTGGTCCCAGTGCTTCTGCTACAGGCAATGTTACTAACCAAGCTGTCCAAGTCCTACAAGGGCCATACGCAGTTAATACATACGGAGCAGGGGTTAGTTGTCAAGGGCCGACGATGAGTGTTGCCCCGTTTGCCTTAGGAAACTTTAATGGAAGTGCAGACCCAACACAATATCAGTCGCACAGTGGCAATGCTGGTGTCAGTTTAGGATTTAATTTTCCTCTTGATGGTTCTCTACAAGAACTTTGTAAAGCAAGAGCAAGAGTTGAAATATCAAGACAACAAGCAGAAGCAGATAAAGCAAGACTTGATTTTGAATTGGTTCGTTTGTTGAAGTGTGGTGAGGCAATCAAAGCAGGCGTATCATTTCATCCCGATAGTCCTTACGCAAAAATATGTGCGGATATAGTTGTTAAGTATCCAAGAGTACAGGATGTGGCAAATGGAAATAAAACCAGTAAAAATTGATTCTCCAAGAATTATTCCAACTATTGATGTTCCTGTAACTCAAGATACGAGTAAACCTGTCGTACAAGGACTCGAAGTTCCGATAGTGAATATTCCTAATCCTGGAATTAATTATCCAATCATTAATGTTCCGACTCAAGAAGAGTTTGATGCTGCGGTGAGAGCAGAACAACAAAAACAAAAAGAAGAGCAAGAAGAAAAGACTAGAGGACTACCTGATACTAAACCTATACTATCACAAATTCAAGTTCCTCAAGAATCTACACAAGACAAAATAATTAAAGAAACTAATACAGAAAACACTAACTTAGGAGTGCCCGTCATTGAAGTTCCAATCGTCGGAGAAGTCCCTGTTCCACCTAAAGAGCAGGTTATTCTTGCTGGCACCACTGCTACTGCTTCTGTTGCTGCGGCTCTTGTTGGCAAATCTATGGTGGAATGGATGGTAAAGAAAATGAAACCAGTTGTTGAACAGATGTTTGTGAGGGGTAAGAAACTCTTGAACAGAGACCTTACCCCATATGAACTTCAGGTGTTCTTTGCCTTTGAGAAAAATTCCTCTCTTAAGAAAGTCAATAAGTTACTCAAGAAAGAACAGAAGAGAGATAAACAAAGGCAGTATAAAGAGTTTCACGACAAGTGATTAATCTGGGTTTTCGGCAAACTTACGTCTTGCTTCTCTTTCTGGTGCTTTTGCTGGACTATGAATATCTCTTCTTCTAGATTCTGCCTCTGCTGTACTATAAGTTTTTCCAGTAAACTTATCTACATGCCCTCTTCTTTTAGCATCATCAGAAGCTTCTTTGCGTTGAAGTTTTCTACGGTTTGCTTTGAAATCCTTCATCGTCATTCCTTCTTCAATTTCAAACTCTTCAGCATTTAAAGCAGCAGCTCTTCTTTTTGCTTTATTTCCTGCCCCTCTATCTCTATTTTTACCCAGATTATCTGCCCAATAATCTTTATTACTTCTGTTCATTGCTCCACCAACAGAGCGTTCTTCTGGAGGAGCACTTCTTCCACCACGTTTTCTCATAGACCCAAATTTTGGATCTAATGCTTCTAACATAAACTCTTGAAAGGTTTTCATATCTTTATGTTTTTAGTTATTTAGTTTTTCTCTTTTCCAATAATACACTAAAGTTTTTATCTTTTGTGCCACCATCATACGCAAGAGCATAACCTTCATCAATCATCTGCTCATTGAGTGATGTTGATTCATTATTGATAAACAAGTGCCCAATGATACGACCATACTTCTCTGTGCTGTCTGGAAGTTCGGTCTTGATAATAATATCTTTGGCAAATTGTAATCTATTCTTCAACCACTCTTTTGATTCAAGTCCGAGTTTCTTTTCATACTCGTCCCTCGTGCGACTCTCAGGAGTATCAACCCCAGCAAGGCGAATCCGTTTAGTGAGAGATATATCAAACCCCAAATCAATATCAGCGTCAATAGTGTCCCCATCAACTACTTTATGAATCTCACGGATTCTGTAAATATACGGGTCTTTGTCTGCCATTTATTTAATTTTATATACTCTTACTAATATTTATCGACCAATAATACTCTGTCTCCACTCTTCACTCATATTTACCATAATGGATTCTGCTGCTTCTGGTGTTTCAGCATATCCTTCATCAAGAAGATGTGAGAGGATAATGTCGTAAATATCTACTTGTTCTTTTTTCAGTTTTGATTTTGCCTTTGCTGCTTTTTTGCTATGAGCATCAGCAACTCTTATCATTTTATTACTTCTTTCTTTATTTCTTTCTGCCTTTTCGTGTTCTGCTCTTGCTCTGTCGTAAGTTAATGTGCTATGTGGGTCATCTGCCTGTCTTTCTCTTTCTGCTCTTGCATCTGCTTCTCTTTCTGCTCTGTCGGAAACCTTCCACATCATTTTCCCAACAGGAAGTTTTTTATAAGACATTTCATTTAAATCATTACTAACAACTTCCATATATGCTTCTTGAAGGTTGCGAAGTTCTTGTGCGTCCATTTTTATGAATACTTTTTAGTTATTTATTAGAAAGGAAACTTAATACTCGCAGTATTTAGTTTCGGAATAGGTAATTTTTCAAATGCTCTGTTGACTTGATTCTCTACAACCTTACCAACAAACTGTTCTGGGTTGTTGAGAATTGCCTCTGCTTTTTTATAAGTCACATAAGCACCATAACAAAGTGCTCCACTAATTGCCAGACTAGTTGCCGATAGAATGATTGCTAAATTCTTCATTTTTTCTTTCCACCCTTTTTAATCGTTCTCTTGTCTGGGCGTGACTTCCCCCCTTTGTGAATCCATTTCACCATCTTTCATTTCCTCATTAGCCATTCTTAATATGTAGTAAATTATATACAATACAAAAATAAGTCCTGGACCAAGAATTGACATCACTCCCCAGGGAAAATCTTGTGGCATCAGTATTTACCTGGAGTACAATACTCTACTTTCTTATTAGGATAATAAGGATATAAACCGTCCTGTGGTTTCATCCACCCACAACCAATCAACCATTCCTTCGTCATTGGTGTGGGTTTGACTTGATCCCAGAGAGGACCATTTGCACACATTTCCAAGTGTCTAACAGTTTGATTTGACTGTTCTTCTGCCCAGTTAGCATCTGCTTCCCAAGGCACTGCACGACTTTGACCCATACTTTCATATGCAAGTCTAGTGTTCTTCATTACCCAAGCAGGTATTTCAGAATCTTGATGTACTTGTGCCATAAAGGATGTTTGAATTCCACCACCCATACAATCTTGAACTACATGCCACCCTTCATGCCTCATCGTCCCTAAGAATTCTCTTGGATCTTGAATAAGATCTTCATTTACAAAGAAACGATTGTATTCGGGTTTGTATAAACCTATAGTTCTTGGTGTGAAATATCTTTTTGGAGCGACATAAACCGAAACTCCAACTTTATCAAGACCAGAAATGATTGCTTTGATTTCTTCTCTAAATGAATCAAAGTCTTTTTCGGCAAGAAACGCAGAATCTACGGTAAGTTTTTCCACGCCTTCCGTACATTCTAAAAGAATCATGCATCCCATTGCATTGAGACTGTATGCCTTAACCGTTGGTTGCGTTTTTATAACGGACTCAGCACTCACAGGAGTGATTAATGAAAGTGATAAACCAATTGCTGTGAGGAGTTTTTTCATTCATCCCACCATCCTTCTTGTTTATGTATCCAAACTTTCAAGTCTTTGACATACTTTCGTAATATCTGTGCCTGCTCCTCATGCCAAAAATCACCCGTCTCCATATAAAGACGGGTGTGGTTATCTATGGCTTTAAGTATTTGATGAATTGGAGCATTCCAACACTCTCTCTTTGGAGTGTTCCACTCTCGTGGCATAATACCTCACTTTTTCTTACCACCATTCTTCGCTTTTTTAGCAGTCGCATTACCTTGATTTTGCTTTGACTGCTTCCCACCAGCAGAACCTTTTTTACCTTTGTTTGCAGACTTTGCCATTAGGCTCCTGTGCGAGGTTGTACTTGTCCCTCTAAAACTTCAACTCTTTCTTCAAGAGATGTAGTGGGTGCTTCAGGAGCAGGCAGTTCAGGAGGAGTTTCAACAACTACTTCTCTACGTGGTTCCTCTTTTTTTTCATCATCATCACCACCTTTCTTCATAGTGTTAATACCAAAGGTAGCAGCAGAAGCAGTGAAGACCGTAGCAATAAAGGTGGGATCCATCTTAGATAGAGCACCAGCATAACTAGCAGTAAGAAGGGCAGCAGACCAACCCAAAATCGCAATACGAATAACCTGTCCCATAGCGTTTTCTTTTTTCTTATCCATCAGTCCTAGACGATGATGTCTTTAATATTTAGGATTTTAGAACCTAAACTTAACATTTGCGGACACTGCTGTATTATTTACACCATTATTAATCTGATGGACTCCTTGAAGACTGATGACTTCTTTATAATCAAGAGTTGCTGATGCTTCAATGGCATTATCAGTAGCATAAGAACCTTCAACACTTACACCAAATAGATTCTTCTTCTTGCCGCCGAAACGTGTCTCAAGTCTCAGACCTGCTTCACCAACATTATATGTTTCATTAACACCTTCAACACTTCTTGCTGACTCAGGTGAACCAGTTTCGGTGAATGCGTTTCTTGTATAGTTACGAACAGTGTGTCCAACAAAAGGTGTTACGTGCTTATTGACGTGAACGAAGAGTCTATTGCTGACCCACCATTCTTGTCCAGCAGTCTGACTATCATTACTGAAAACTCCAGCAACATTTCTGGAAACATTATAATTGTTCTGAGCAAGACCAGCATTAGTTAGAAGTGATAAAGTATTACCTCTAAACATATTGAATACACCATAATGACTCTTCATTAGTTTAGAAGTGCTGTCTGAACCATTTAAGCTTAGAGTTACATTATTATATTGACCACCAATAGTCCAGGTTGGTTTGATATCAATCTCTACACCACCACCATAGATGAATGAGGTTCCAGTGTATCCATTTTCTCCCTGTGACCAGGCATAATAGTTCTTGCTGAAGACTCTAACTCTTTCCTTTGATTGAGATGGTTCATGATTGAGAAGTCCTTGTAGACCTTCACCCATCTTATCCATAACTTCGTGCTGATCTACACGACCATAGAAGTCAGCATACTCATGAGAAGTCGCAACTGTACTTGATTGTGATGTAGTTACAACAGCAGTTCCGTTTGTGACTACAATCGAGTTATCACTATAAGTATCAGTTGTAACTGGTGTTGTTGTAGTAGTTGTAACTGAAGTTGTTGTAACATCAGTTTGAGTGTGACGGTTTACTCTCTGTTTTCCATCATCTTCTGTTGCTGTGTGAGTAACCGTTGTTGCAGATACTGGAGCAAGAACAGCAACTGATGAAACTACATTATTAGCAGTGCTAGAACTTACCAGAGTTGGTGGTGGAGGTGTACCACCAGTTTCATAAATGTCCAGAATACCATTCTGGTTGGCATCACCAGAAAGTGCTGCTGCTGAAAGACTTACAGTGCTGGATAAAATAACATTATCCATAGGCATCCAGTTTGCTGTTGGAGCACCTGCAGCATTATAAGTAAACTGATAATCACCAGCAGAAAGACCTGTGAAAGTTACACCTTGCCAAGCGTATGAAACTTGATTATTACTTCCATAAGCAACTAAGGATGTTCCATCAGAAGTAAAATAGTTTGTACCGTCAATTAAACCGTCTGGTCTTGTTCCTGATATCAAAGTCCAGTTGACGGTTGTTGGAGCAAAACTAGTTCCGTTGATACCTTGTAAGGTTAAAGTTCCTTCATTAAAGGTAGTTCCTGGATGCCAGTTTCCATACCAGAAAGTGACTGATCCGTTACCCCCACCAACATATCCGATAGAGTTGGTGTGAGATAATGCTGCTGTTGGCACTCCAAGAAGAAGCGCAGACGCTGCAGCGAGCGCCTTATGCGTGTAAGACATAAAAATCCTCTATGACTCAGTGTGTACTAAACAAAACAAACCGAAGTTGTGTTTAAAAGTAAAGTATTCACCAAGTCCTAGAGGACTCGGACTATGTAGATTCAGACCAGTTAAGATCAAGAATCAGTTATGATTGAAACTATTTAGTTACCCCTTCTTCCAAGATTCACCTTCTGCTTTTCTTCTACGTGCTAGTCCTGCTTCAACATTAGAACCAGGATTACGGTAGAGATATAAAGCATCAGGAACTAGGTCCCACTCTTTATTCTTCAAGCGTTTAGTAATAGTATTAAAGTTATCACCACCGTAAAAACCGGCACCAAGATTATAAGCAAAGCTGAGCAGAGCGCCTCTTTTTCCATCTGACATTTCATTCCA